CACCGAGTCAACGTAGTCGTCGTGGTCGCCAGCAGGAAAACTCGCCACTTCCTCTATCACTTCCTCTGCCCACCGCGTCTCCGGCACCCATACTCTACCAGAAGCAAAAATATCGGATACAGCATTAAGTCGGGAAATCTTGTCGTTACCTTTGGTTGGCGTGAACTCCTGTACAGGAATACCCATCGAACGAAGCTCATAAATGAGTGGCGCACCGGACGCCTTTTTCTCAATAATTACCCCATCAGGCTCCCAGTCCTTATACTGACTGACTACTACCCGCTTTAACTCAGGAAATTCCATCCGGTCACGGAATGCGTTGAGGAGGATAATATTAGCCTGCGGCTTCCCACGTTCCGCTTTACTAACCTCCCAATCACTCCCATCGTCATCCAAATAAAACACACCCCAAGTGGTGCAGGCCGAGTAGTCCGCACGATTATTCTTCTCAAACGCCGTATCCCACGACATGAGCACAAACTCACATTGAGGGGGATTTTCATCCTCCCAAACCCTCCACCACTCACGCTTGATGATTGCCGACGCTTCGCTCGTCGGGTCTTGCATGTACTGCGCCATCCACTTGGAATGCGGCAACTCACTCCGCAGCACTGCTAACTCTTCATACGGCCAGAACTCGGGCCATAACGGCTTGCCGCTGGGCATGATGGCGGGGAAGTCGATCACCTCCCACTCCTCCCCCTCGCGCATCGCCGCCGCTTTTAGCACCTGAGCGGTCAGGTCACGCTTACTCCATCGCGTGTTATGACTCACTACTCCATTGGCAATAAAGTTTTCCGTCCGTTCTACCTCAACATCAAAGACTTCCTCCCGTCCGGAAGGTGTGATTGACGTAATAGCATCAAGAGTGACGCAATAAGTATTCAGCGCCTCTCCGCAAAGCATGGGGGGTTTTACCGTATCCGACCATAAGATTGCAGTCGTTACACAAGAGTCCACGAACTTTTCCGGTATCGTGGTCGTGGTCGATACATAGCTTTCCGTTCCAGTGGGCGCGGGTATTAGACTCTGTAGGCGGTTGCCCACAGACATCACAGCGGTTTCCACGCTCTGCAACCATCGCGTCATATTGTTCCACAGTGATGCCGTACCGAGATTTGATGCGGTGTCCTCGTTTAGCGGCTGGAGTCTGACGCCCCCCACCTGATGCCCAATACCGCTTGCGGTAGCACTCGACGCATAGTCCTTTGCAGTGAACAGGCTTTCCGCAGTCTTCTTCAACACACGTTTTACCTTTCCACTTCCCGTGAAACCCAATAGGTTTGTAGGGGGCGTTAGGGTTTTTACGGTGATAGGCTTCTCTTGCTTGGCAAGGGTGGCACAAACCGGGTTTCGTTTTAGATCTAGGTGGCCGGTTGCATCCCTCGTTGAGACAAGTGACATCCCCGGTTTGAGGTCTTTTAGTCGTATCCATCTGCGCTCTCCATCAATTTCCACAAGAAACGGATGTCTCTCGTTGGCAGTAAGGAGCTTGCCAGATTGTGTTTGTACTGTAAATACTTCATCAACACCGTTTGACTGCCAATTGGTGACCGTCGCCGTGGTAATCCTCCCGTCCTCATACGTCGCTACCCTATTACCGGGGCGGATGTCTTTAAGTTTTACCGTGGTGCCGTCTGCCATCAGTACGTCGGTGTCCCCAACCATGCACATCACAATGACGATGGCACCGCCCGGCTGTAACCGCTGTCGTGGGCCTGATGTGTACCACTCATAGGTCTTGTCGTAGACCTCGGGGTTGGTTTCGGCAATGGTCGCCTCTTGTTCTGAGTGCGGGTCGTCAATGATCAAAAGGTCTGCACCCTTACCCGTCACCGCACCGCCAACACCAATCGCAAAATAGTCGCCCCCCTTGCTCGTATTCCACCGCCCAGCCGCCTTTGAGTCCACTTGCAACACAGTCTCGGGGAAAATATCCCTGTAATTCTCCTCATCCACCAAATTTCGGACTTTTCGACCAAAATTTACGGCCAATTCAGCCGTGTGAGACGTTTGAATGACCTTTTTCTCGGGATATTTACCCAAAAACCACGCCGGAAGTAGATAAGAAGCAAATTCTGACTTTGTGTGGCGAGGAGGCATGTTGATAATTAACCTTTTGCACTCCCCACGGGCCACTTTCTCAAACGCACGGGCCATAATCTTGTGATGCCGACCCGAAATGAACCCCGGCCACATCCGCTGCACAAACGGAATGAACTCTTTCTGACACTTCTCCCGCCTCTTTATCTCCTCCAACCGGTTTAAATCATGAAGCAAACTCCGTTGCTCGGTTTCAGACAAAGTGGGGAGAAGTTTAAGAAGGTTAGCAAGCGTCTCCTCGTCCAAATCAAAGTTCAAACTCACTCCTCTACCCCCTCATCGGATACCTCTTCATACTCCGCATCCTCAATCACATCCTCCTTAACTTCTTCTGGCTTGCTCATCTCTAACAAACGCCCAATTCGTTCCTTAATTGAACTTTCAAGCGCAGCAGAAGTGGTATGCGTAACTTTGATTTCGCTCTTCTCCACAAAAAGACCAATATCTGAAATCTTCCCAAGCAATTCCAATGCCCGCAGTTCCTCTTTAGAAACGCCGCAGTTGGAAATCTGGATAAGTTTGTTAGTGATATAACGCCGCAGTTGGTCAGTATCCTTAATAACCTGCGCGTCTAACTCCTCTAACACCTGCTTAATGTTCACTATCGCTAAAGAAGCACCCGTCTTCTCACTTGAAGACGCTTTCCGCATGTTTGCTTTCTGGTCTTTAAGCGCCGCTAGCTCCTTCATCACTTTCAACTCTTGCTGCTTTTTTGGCAGGAGGTCTTCCACGGTAACTTTTTCCTGTTTTGTCGGCGCTTTTGCGCGGGCGCTTGCGCTTGACTTTGGTTTTTCGCTTGCGCTTGGGGGGAGATTTGGGTTTGTAGAGGTCTGCATTGGCTAATATTTCCAGTTTTATAAGAGACTCATAGAGATTAGTTTTGATAAACGCAATAAGCATCTGTGGATCTGGAGAAGGTAGTGCGTAATAACTTCTTTTCTTCGCTTCCGCCTTTTTCCTATCCGCGTTCTCCAAAATCTTCACCACCGTGTCAAACGCCATAATGAGCACCCCAGTGGTGGCCCTAAGCGCATACCTATCCGCCCAAGTCTTCGGCTTACTTACGCCGTTCTTCCCTACATCCTCCGGTTTCATGTGGGGCTTACCGTTTTTAAGGTAGCTCTTACGGTCGTATATTTTTTGGCGTTCCTTATTTACCAACTTGTTTCGGTATCTAGCGGCTGAAGCTCTACGCCGTTCTCTTGCCGCAGCATTCTGCTCTTCTGTGTTAC